CTACATTTTCAGTAACATCATGTGAAACTAAATCATCATCTACAGCTGAATATGTAACAGGATATGAACCAGCTATATTAGTATCTACACTTCGATCGCCTGATGTTGTCAGTGTAGCATTTCCAACAACTCCACCTACATTATCTCCAGTTCCAGATTGAGATTTAACTGAATAAGAATCTCCAATTGTTAGATTTGTAGTAAAACTTGATGCTCCACCAACATATTCTATTCCATTTATTATATGTGAAGTAATCATATATTAGTCCTTTGCGTTATTAAATTCATAAGGATCAAGAGCATTTTCATCTTGTATAGCGGCGATCTTAGCACGTTCTGCATCAGTTAATGTTTTTGCTACTCCAGCTTGAACATCTGTTTCATAATAAGTTCCAGTTTGATCTTCTCCGTCTCTTGTTTTTTGACCAGTTTGAAATTCAGTTTTTGTTACCATTTTATTTCCTTTTTCTTTTATTTATAAAATTTAATTGAACGGATAAAATTGAGAAATTATATTTTTAATTGTGTTTATATGGTGAATTTAATTGATTTTAACCCCAAGAGGGGCTATATCGGTTAAGCACCGATTACTGAAGCAAAACTTCTTGTACCAACATTTGTGAATGTTATTAATATCATTTCAGCCGCATAATTTGGCTTGATATAGATATCGACTCTCATCTCATTTCTTGAAATAACATCAATAGTATTATTTGATTCATCACAAACTACTAAATAATCTGTAATTCCTCTTCCTGCTTTAACTTGAGCAAGATAAGGATTGAATAAACTCAGCATTGTATTTCTTGTATATGCATCATTAAATTCAAATACTTGACTTCTAGCTGCTTTAGCAGCTGTTCTTTCTAGTGTATTGAAAAGCATTCTCACATTGATTCTATCAAAACTTGAAGCAACAGGATGAAGAGTTTTATTTCCCCATACTAATGTACCTTCTTTAGGGAAGTTTACGATAGGGTTAATACCATTTTTATACATATTATCACGTTGATCTTGATTTGGCATAAATGCAATTTTATCAATACCAGTAATAATACCTCTACTTGTTCCTGCTGATACCCACCATGGATCTTTTTTAGTTGATACCTGACATCTAATACCTGCCATATCACCTGCTATATTAATCCATCTAAATTTTTTATTATAGTTATCATAAATTCTAAAATAATTAGCAAAGAAAGCAGCAAACATAGTTCTCGTTGGTTGTATCGACCCTCTTCTATAATTTGGATTAGTTTCTGTAATGTAATTAATTACATTTTGAGTTGCATCCGCTGTCGTTTGTCCAACTGTATCTTCATATAATGCACCAATATAAGCAACACAATCTTTTCTTTTCATTGCTAATTCTATTGCCGGGTTTTGATTATCATAATCATTGTCAGTGTATTCATTTCCAATTACAACATCAATTTCATATATTTCTTTATCTGCTACTGATTGATATGCATTTCTTAATGAGCCAATAGAAATTATAGGAGTTCTACCGCCTTGTACTGTCAGTGTATTAGTATGTACACCATAAGTATCGACTTGATCAGTTGGTTTAGCTGTACCTGAATTTTCTAATCCTGGATTTAATACATTTTCTATTCTAAATGTAGTTTCATCTACTATATCATATATAGTATAAGTTCCATCATAATTTGTTGTATCAGAAATTGTAATAGGTTTATTAGCCACTAAATAGTTTTTTCTATCAGTAACTACTGTTATATATGTACCATCACCATTAATACTTGTTATATCGTAATGATTATTATTGGGTACACCAACATCTATTAACCCAGTTGAATCTGTTGCCCAGCCAAATCTATCAGCAACTAAATAAGAAGCAGGCATATCTTCTACTGCTCTATTATCAAGTACATAAACATATTTAGAATTATCATTTATCACATTTTCTATATAAGATGACATATTATTACCATCTAATGCAGTTTCATCAAAAGAACAAATAAATGTTTCAATTTCCCCACCTGCTCTAATTGCAATTGCAATCTCATTATCTCTTGGGTAATAATAAAATAAACTTGTAAGCATTGTGTTATTGATTGAAACTAATGTTGTATCAGAAAATGCAATAGCATAATTTTCACCATTTTCAAATTTGAAATCTTCAACATTAGCAATAGCTATTTCAATTTTTTCATTTGAAGCTGTTTTACTAAAGAATTTTAACTTAGCCTGATTTGTATCACCACTTAAAAAACTATATAATGGATTATTTACACCTTTACTATAAAGATAATCCCAATCTTTATCATTTTTTATAAAATCATAAATATAATCTGCTCTTACAGTATGTACATCAGGTTGTTGAGATGCATCTAAACTATCATCAACATAATCTACGTTTTGTGTTGATTCTGCTGGTTCAGTTAATGGATAACCTTCAGTTTCATCAAAATCTCCCCTTACAAATGCTTGAGTTCCACCATTTAGATGTCTTAAAGAATGAATCCAGCAATAATCTCCTGCTATCACAGTTGCTACATCACTTGTACAATCACTAGGTGCTTGTAATGTTACTCTTGTTAATCTTGGTCTTGTTGTTCCATCAACTAATGTTTCTTTAGGTTCAGTTTCAATTTTAGAAATAATATACATGAAATTACTTAATCCATTATCACCTAAATTTACCCAATCACCAACTGAATAATTAAAATCATAAGCTGATAAAGTTTCAACGAATGCTATACTCGTATTTATTACTGTATCAAGTTTAACTGATCCAGAATTTAATGTAACAGCTACACCACCAGAAGCAGCAATAGTTATATCAAATGTATAATCTGGAGTTGAGCCGACACCTACTGAATTAATAGTAAATGTATTTCCATCCCAAGTTGGATTTCCTGTTCCATCAATAATGATATTATCACCTGGACTATAAGGGTGTTTTCTTGATGTTGTTACGGTTAAAGTTGTACCACCATTTCCTGTACCATCGTCATCTGAAATTTCATATATATCAAAAGATTCAGGTCCAACATACGGATTTTCTGCTAGGGTGAATAATTTTTTATTAAAATCTTTTCTTTCAAGTGGATTATCTAAAGTTACTTTTATATCACTGTACTCATATCCTCTTGTGATTACTAATTGACTAGCATAGTCAAAAAATTTCTAACATTGATACCATTCATTAAAATTCTCATTAGTTGGTGTACCGAATACATGCTCAAGTTCTCTTTTTGTTGTAACAACATAAGGTAAATCAATAGGTCCTTTTGTGAAGTTACCAGCAAAAAATGCTACATTTTGTGATACTGATGGTGATATATTACTCGCGTCTATTTCTTCGATATATACACCGGGGCTTAATAGTTCTGCCATTTTTTATCCTTTTTAATTATTTATATTTAACAAGTTAATGAGTTTTCATTTTTAGTTGGTGTAATTGGTGAACAAGCATCTGTTTCGCCATCTCCTAATACCCAATCCGAATATGTAAACGTTACATTAAATTCACCTGGACTATTTTCTGCTGAATCATCATAAGTTACTTCTCCTACTACAGAAGGAAAACAATTATGTAATGTATATTGAGCGGAAACTTCTCCTGCTGAATCAAGTTGTTCTATTTTCAAAGATGATGTTACTGATAAAGGTTGCCCAGAATGCATATTTGCATGGAAATTATCCATTGCAGTTTGCCATTTTACCATATCATATCTTAAACTATGATTTTCAGTTAGATAAAAATCAAGTGACCATGTATTATCGAATACTGTATCGCCTGGAATTACTAATTTTCTACCTTGATTCCAAAATTCTAGCATCCCGATTTCTCTTTGGGGTGCAGTTGCAGATTTAGCAAGAACATCAACTTCATCAACTGGCGTACTTGCTGGTACTCCTGAAGGCCAAGCAAATGATACTCTATATTTATTTTGTCTTGCTGCAGCACCAAGAATTTTTGAAATTTGTGTTATTCTATTAACGCCCATATATTATCCTTTTTAATTATTTATAAATTTAATATTTTCCATTTACACCTTGATATATAATACCAGAGAATGTAAATGTTATTTCTGTTGTAGAAATATTACCAGTTTCATCTGAATATTCTATTGGTCCAACTGTTGTAACATAAGCATTTGTCAAAACAGCTGAAGTTAAAACTTCTCCTGCTGATCCAAGTTGTTGAATGGTTATATTTCTCATATACCAAGGTTGACCTTTTCTTGGATATAAAACTGATGCTGATCCTGATAAAGTAGGAGGCGCTTCAAATGATTGAATTTCTGCTATCAATGATAAAAAGAAATCTCTTACCAAAAATGTTTCTGTATTATATATTGTGAAATTCCAAGTATTTTCATCTGACATATCTCCTGCCATTTGATATTTTCTACCTTTTAGATATACTTCAACTGAACCTATTTCTCTACCAGGCATTGTACTAGCATTACATAATATATCTACTTCATCATGAAAATCAGGATGAAGAATCCTATATTTATTAGTTCTAGCCCCAGCCTTAACAAGGCTACCTATTTCATGTATTTTATTTACACCGCTTAAACATGCTACTGAATTTGGCATTATGCTCCCTTAAAATTGATCAAGTTTAATATCACTTTCATCTACTGAATCTCTTGAACCGTCTGACATCGTATGACTAAATCTATAATAACTAAATGTAACTGAAAACTCTAATGTTTCATTTGTTCCAGCTGTATTAAATTCAAACCCAGATACTGATATAGGAAATACATTTTCAAAAGTATATACAGCAACATCAGTATTTGATTCCATAAAATCTCTAGATATTAGTGTTAACCCACCATATATTTCTTCTTGTCCAACTATATTAGGGCTTAATAGTGCAGGGTTTCTATTATCACATGCTGCTATCCAATCATAAAAAATCTTTCTTAAACTATGAT